TGGTAAAATCACACAAGGACCATATCTTCCAGTGTTCGTATACAAAACTGGACCACTCAGTACACTTTTACGCATAGACCAATTACCGGACAAAGACATCCTAGCCATGTCCGCGGTTCGTACAGAAAACCAGGAATTCGTACATGTTGAGAGTCCTTCACGAACAATCAAAGAGGGATCGTTTACAGATGTACAGACGAAAGATGAACTTCACGACGAAGAGACGAAAATGCTCGTCGAGGATTTCATTAGAAAGAATCTCGAAGGACAGGGTGACGCACACATTACAAAACTCTTCAAATTTAAGAATCAATATCTCGCGTCCACAACGTCAAAGTATTGTGAAAATCTAAAGCGATCTCATGGTTCAAATCACGTATGGTTTTACATCAGCGGTGACAAGATCACACAGAAGTGTTTCTGTCGATGTGAAACACTTCGAGACCGTAGAGACGGATTCTGTAAAGACTTTTGTGGACGACGTCATGTACTCAAGCCTCAGATCGTTGAACGTTTGTATCCAGAAAAGGAAGATGTGAAGCAGTGTCCGAATATAAAAACAGAGAAAAAGGGAAAAATTGAGATTGATTACAGTGACGCGAAGACACACGTCGAGAAGTACATTCGGTCGTGCATACCAAAACGAAATGACATCACAGTGATTAAAATTTCAAAGGAAGGACAAAAGTACATCGCCGCGACGACTTCAAATTATTGTGAATTGGCTAAAATTGATCACGATAAGTTTACATCATTTAGGATTGAAAAAGGTAAAATATTTCAGGATTGTCAGGTGTGTCGGAAAAAAGGTCGTGTATATGCTCTGAATACGAAATCCATGGATGCATTGTACCCAAATAAAAAATAGCATGTAATTACAGATATGGCGTTTATATTACTTGGTGTTGGTATACTGCTAGCTTCAAAACTCGCCTTTAAAGAAGAGTCAGAAGAAGACCCGTTCACCGATCTTAAGCGCGAAGCCCATCAATATTCCGGCGTTAATCCAACTGTATTCATGCAATTCATATCAAAGTTTAATTTGGCGCAGAGACACATGTATGTGGATGTGCGTACGGCTCAAAAGTATATGCTTGAATCACTCGATAGTCTTGAAGATATCGCCTTATACGCCGAATCTGGAGATTATGATATACAGGAGCCTATTCATGAACTCACCAAAAGGATTGGGTACGCATTCGAGAACCGACTCATAAATATTGCGATCAATAAAGGTGATGTTCTTTATCCAAAATACTTAAACAATAGAATCAATTAAAAAGAAAATGTCTACCACAAGGACTCGCTCAGGACGTCAAATAAAGAGACCGGAATTGTTTAAGCCTACTGAAGAAGATCTCATGGATGATTACGATGAAGATGAACACGATTCTGATTTTGGTAGTGATATTGACACTGACGAGGAATATGATTCCGAAGATGATTCCGATATGGATGAAGAAGATGAAGAGATTGATGAAAATGGAAATCTTAAGGATTTTGTCGTGGATGAGTCCGAGTCAGATGAGGAAATTTAGCTTAAAAAAAAGATGATTTGTATAACAAATGGAGACGGATATAGGAAACCCCATTGATTACAAGTCTGAAATTGAATCGTTAAATAAAGACTACGATAACCGTGATGATTTTTATGACGAACGACAGGACCATGCATATGGTCACCACATGCCGCCTCCCCCGCCGCCACCCGTTTTTCCGGGTATGCAACAACAATGGCAACCGATCGATGCAAACAAGACTAATGATGTGTTTTCATCCATCGATAAGACGGCGTATATTATTATTTTTGTAGCTTTCATTTTAGGATTTTTTATGGGTAAAACCATGCAACCAGTCATCCTCAGACCATCCTGAGGTTGGGAATGGTTCGAAATCACCGATATCACCCGTCGCCGGTTCCGTGAAATATGCACGACTCACGACAAGTGGGTCTTTTAGCAATTCTAACCCCACTTCATAAGCAGTATCACTTTTGTTTTTTCTCTTTTTGTACAAGGAAAAAAACAAAATAAATAGCGCCGCGACGATAGTTAATGTAATAATATTAAGAATGACGCTGAGCATATTACATTACACTCATAATTTTTTTACGCAGACGTCACTTCCTCACCTGGTTCTTCATTCTTTTCCTCGATCGTCCCATTGGTCGAGGCTTCGGCTTCGGCTTCGGCCTCGGCCTCTCGTCTCTTTCGTCGTTCCTCGACCTCGGCAGCCACGATGGCATCCGCTTCCTTGACGAGATCTTCCATTGATGCATCCGGTTTTTCTTTTTGCAATCGTTCCAAGACTTCGGCTGGGTGACTGATCGGTGCTTCGTCTGGTTTCGTGTAATACTTGGAGTTTTCATCACCAGGTTTGATGTACGAACCATCTGCACGCACAGACATCATGTCCTTCTTGCGATCTTCGAACATCCGTGCCGCTTGGATTTGGTTTTCTCTGTAACCTTGCATGATTTCTTCAAGTTTTTCGTTTTGATAATGCACATCTTCAATCGCGTCGCGATCCGGTGGAATCAATAACCACTTGTACATGTCGACGACGTAAATGTCAAACGTCGAATCCTCCTTTTGAAGACGCTTCGCGTGGTTTGCAGCTTCATCACGAGTCGCAAAGGCACCACGGATCTTAACGCCAAATTTATCATTCTTTTGAGGGCATTCGGGTCCAATCACGGACAAACACGCGAAGAGTTGTCCCGGAACTGTCGTGTAATCTTGTTCAAGAGAAGTCATTATAGTCTTGATACGGTATTAAACTTTAAGCCTTTTGAGTCACTAAGTCGTTTAAAAGACTGAGAATAGTAAATATAAATGGAAGACCTTCGCAGAACGCACAATGATGCGAAGCGTGCACTGATTCAGTCAGTCACGAAAGAAGGCTACCAAATTCTCGATGTGGGGTGTGGATTTGGTGGGGATCTCCAAAAATGGCGTGCATGTGGGGCAAACATAAACATGTGTGACCCAGAGCCATCAGCACTCGAAGAAGCAAAAACACGAGCAAAGAATATGAAAATGCGTGTGAATTTTTATCACGGTGATATTTTCAATTGTCCACACAGACACTTTGATATCATTTGTTACAACTTTTCACTCCATTATATATTTCAAACACGTGATATGTTTTTTGATTCTATACGCGAAATACGGAAACGTATGAGACCCGGAGGGCGTCTCATCGGTATCATTCCAGATTCGGAAAAGATCATGTTTAGAACACCGATGACGGACAAGCTTGGGAATTTTTTCAAGATGAGACATCCAGGAAATGGCGGATTTGGTGAGAAATTGTTCGTACATCTCGTCGATACACCGTTTTATGCCGATGGACCGCGTTCAGAACCTATAGCATTTAAGGATCTCTTAATCACACATCTAGAGGAGTTGGGATTCAAACTAGAAATATGGCAGGGACTTGAGGGGAATCCAATCTCAGAACTCTATAGTAAATTTATCTTTGTATATAAGAAATGATAGCTTGGGTTTTGCTCATCATTATTAACTTTGTGATATTCACATATACGCGTGAACCGCAGAGACTCATCGAGGTTAAAGAAAAATACAGGCGATTGCGTGAACACTTAGCTGAGACGAATAACGAGAAATTCAATATGTTGACACGGTGTATTCCCATCACGGCTATGCGTAGAACTCGTGGACCGATCGGCTACAATACGAATAAGGGTGTTGATATTGGTTTGTGTATTGATGGTCAGAACTCGAATCAAATCTTTCACGTGCTCATTCACGAACTCGCACACGCGACAGTACAAGAGTATTCACATTCTGAAGACTTCTGGACAAATTTTATAGAACTCCGCCAAATATGTATTGATCTTGGAATATATGAAAAGATCTCGTCAAAGACAAAGTTCTGTGGTCAGTACATTCAGGATAAATAATCTTTACTACATTTATATGAAGACTCCAGTGTCCCTCGTTGCAAAAGCAATTGGCTTATGGGCCGCTGTTATGCTTTTGACTCAGACACCCCTGTTCATCGAAAACTATAACGCCCGCCTCGCGTTAATGACAATCGTTATGCCAAACGTTCTTCGATTGATCGTTGGAAATATCCCACAACTTGCGGTGGATCAAAAGTTCATGTTTATTGCGTCTATTTTCTCATTCCTCCTGGCGTTCGCGTTTGGGCGTGTAAGTAAAAAGTCACAAGAAACCGTGACGGAATACGGTAAAGACACAAAGAAAACACTGCAAGGTAGTGCATTATTTGTGACCACTTTTACGTTGGGTGCGTTGATTACCTATTATTCGGGTATTCATAAGACGCTCTACACTCAAATGGGTTGGGAAACTGCGAACAATGCAGCAGCCACGCAACCCATGGCATCGGCGATGAACGTTGTGAATTATTAATTCTTCACGATATACGTCTTTGTGAGGTAGAAAATCATGGCAGCGACGAGACCCGTCGAAGCCAATCCAACCGCACTTCGAGAGCCATTCTCACTCAGAAACTTGGGTACAGTACTCGCAAGCTTCTCCTGGACCGGCCTACTCACAGCAGCGGCAGCGCACACACCCGCGATCAACGCAAACAATTGATCGTCGGTCAAATTCATGATGTTTTTACTCTTCGGTTCCACCTTCTTTTCTTCGGAATGCGCCGGTGCTTGGTGCATGGGCATTTGCGGAGCCGTCGCGAGGACGCTTTGCATACGCGGTTCGGCAGTCATCATCGGCGGAGCCATGATATCCGGTGCCGCGGAAGCATTGCCCATAAGTTCGGAAATCGGCGTGGAATCCATGGTCGTTGTATCTTTACTTTGACTCATATTTTTTTCATGTACGTTTTCTTGCACAAACGTAGTCGATGGGTTATCGAGCGAAACCATACCATCATCCTTATCATTTAGGTTCATCGTTCGTATGTCAGACATTTATATAGCCTGAGTTTTTTGAAACATATGAGTGACGCATTTTCATTTTCTTTTGATTACAGTGAGTCGAGTCTTTTTTGTTGCATTCTTTGCATCATCATCCTTCTGCTGTGAGTATTTAGGATTATACATTTTCCTGTGTGCTTGCCATAAACTAGGACCACCAACTCTAAAATTCTTACGAACTGTTGCCTTATACCAAAAAACACAGTCCGTAATCTTGTTAGATTTTACAGTGTTATCGAGTACGAGACATTCATAGTTTTCTGTACATTGGTCCATGACCTTACAAAACATATCAAACGACGGAAATATACCAAAAAAAGATTTATACAGTTTTTCTCTGTTTTGTATAATGTTTTCCCTGAGTATAAATACGTAGTCTACATTTGCTCTAAGTGCTGGTGGAAGATCCATGACATACTGCATCGTCAGCATAAAGAAGATCTTCCAGTGCCGACCATTCATGAAGCACTGACGAATACACGTATCCTTAAGGAACTTTGAGTCATACATACAATCATCAAGAAGCATAAATGCACCACAATTATCTTTACCCGCACCCACCAGTTTGCGTTGCCTGGCCATCACACGTTCGATCGCCTCTCGATCGTAATCTCCGTAAATGAATAAATCTGGAATAAAATCTGAATAAAAGTGATTTCCTTCCTCGGTACCCGACAAGACTATCCCGGCTGGAAGATGTTTTTTATGATACATAATGTCTTTCACGAGGGTTGATTTCCCCGTGTTACGCTTACCTATGAATACACACACCCGATCGTCGCTCATATTCTCGGGTTTGAATTTCCTCAGTTGAAGATTCATTCTACTGTAGTGAACCGTTTTATTTCGCAAAATTTTACTCACATACAGTAGATATGTCTGGACGTGTGAGACTCGCTGTCACTGGTATCCAAGATCAATGGCTCACGGGTGAACCACAATTTTCCTATTTCCTGACATTGTTCAGACGACACAGTAAATTTGCACTCGAACAAATTGAAAGTCCGTTTGATGGTAAAATTGACTTTGGTGAAATTATCGAATGCCGTGTACCACAAAACAAAGGTGACTTGATTAAGAACATTTCCCTTAAGATAACCTTGAGTGATCCAACACCAGACGAGAGTAATTTAATCAATAACCTCGTATACGTGCCATCTGTGTGTACGGAACTCATTGAATATGCAGAACTTCTCATCGGTGGACAGACGATTGAGCGAATCACAGGAGAATACATATTCATGCATCAACAATTGTACAATAATGATGACGACGTCGCACAGTCGCTTTACTTTTTGAATAGTCATGGAAACTATCTTGGGTATCGCGACGACTACACATTCTTCATTGATTTACCATTCTTCTTCTATAGATTTCCAAACTTGTCGATTCCTGTGTGTGCATTGACGAAACAATTGGTCCAAGTTCGTTTGAAGTTGCGACCGCTTAATAAGATTGTTCGAGACACGAAAAATAACATCATCCCCTCGAACGTGACGGCGTCGATTAAGAATGTGTCTATGGATACAGAATTTGTATTCATTGGAACGGATGAAAAGAATTATTTATTGACTCGCCCACTTGAGTATGTGATTACCCAACTTCAAATGTCACAGTTTGTCATGCCTTACGGTGTGGATACAAAGTCGGTGATGCTTAAATTTCAACACCCAGTCAAAGAAATGTATTTTGTCGCACAAAACGAATACTATACCAGTAATAACCTTCCATTAAACTTTGAAAAGATTGATAATGTTGAATTGAAGTTTAACGACAATCAAATATTTAACGCTGATCATAAATTTATTACATACCAACAACCGTTTGCCCACCACACGAACTCACCAACGGTGCTTGGTGTTACAGCGGTTAATCCAATCTTCGGTGTGTATTCATTCTCCGAAAACCCACAAGTCGAATACCCAACAGGTCAAGTAAATATGAGTCGTGTATATCATAAACTCTTTACGATTAAACTCGACTCGACGACGAACGGTCCAAACACGGTTCGTGTCTACGCAAAGAACTATAACGTTCTGTGCATTCAAAGTGGATTAGCTGGTTTAAAATTTTAACCCTTTATAGTAGTAATGGCTGGTAGACTTCAGCTCGAGACAACCGGTCCACAGGACAGGTTTTTTACGGTTGAACCGCAATTTACATATTTCACGAAACGGTTTTCCAGACATACAAATTTCGCGAAAACATTCACGAAACATGATTTTGACGGTGTACCCGAATTCGGAACCACACTTCGTAGCCGGATTCCGGTTAATATTGGAGATCTTTTAAAAACAGTAAGTTTTGAAATTGAACTCGACGCGATTCCGAATGCTTCGAGTAGTGGTATTGGGTACGTCGAGTCCATCGCGCATGCCATGATTGAATACGTGGACCTCATCATCGGTGGTAAAATAATACAACGTATTCCGAGCGATTATCTACAAATTTACTCAGAACACAACTGCACACAGACGAACCAGACCGCTCTATCCAAACTCATTGGAAAGTATCCAAATAGACAATCATCTGTGCGTGTCGCTGATCCAACCATCATTGGTTATCTCGGTACGGCGACTACACGTGAAAAGTATTTCGTCGATGTTCCTTTTTACTTTTATAAAAACCCAGAACTCGCGATACCTCTGTGTGCCATCGACAAGCAAGAAGTCGAAATAGAGGTAAAGTTTAGAAACATTGAAGATGTCGTCGTCGACAACACAAAAATTCTCTTGAACAACGTGACTTCCTATGCATCACACACGACTGCTGGAATTGGCTATGAAGTTGGTAATTATCTTCAAATTGGTGTCGATATCGATGGTGAGGCGATTGGTGATGAGTCGGGCTTTTCAGTGGCGTTATCAAAAGATGGATCCATCATGGCGGTCGGGGCGCCAAATAACGACGCGGTACCGAATGATTCCGGACATGCGCGGGTGTACCAACTCGTCAATCAGACGTGGACACAGTTAGGATCGGATATAGATGGAAGTGTTGCGAATGATTTCTTTGGTCAGTCGATTTCACTTTCATCGAATGGTACTATTCTCGCAGTCGGTGCACCAGATCATAATTATAATGGCATCTCGAATAACGGTCAGGTGAAGATCTTTCGATGGAATGGAACCACGTGGGGAAGTGGTGAAGCGATAAATCCAGTGATTCACGCGTCAAATCTAAACTTGAACTTTGGGAATGCGGTCGATCTTTCGGATGACGGGAATACGATTGTCATCGGTGGTCGTGGATATGCGACGTCGCAAGGTGTTTTCTATATATATAAATACGAAGAAGGTGCATGGGTACATAAACATACTGAACTTGGCCGG